TGTGGTTTAAAGACGCATTGCTGTCAAAGAACGGCTACGTCAAAGTTTACGCAGAAGAAGAAGTAGAAACAGAAGAAGAAGAATATAAAGGATTAACTGACGCTCAAATGGCGTTGCTAGTGCAAGATGATAATGTAGAGGTGTTGGAACACACTGCGTATCCTGACCCAACTGTGGTATCTCCTATGATGCCAGACATGATGGGTGAAGTAATGATGCCTATGTTGCATGACTTGAAGATACGCATCACCAAGAAAGAGATTGAGATATACGTCAAGAACGTAGCTCCTGAGAACATGATGGTTGACATTGATGTATCTGGCCCATCATTACAGGATGCTAACTTCGTACAGCACCGTGAGTCTATGAAACGTGCTGAGGTAGCTGAGATGTTCAACTATCCGCTTAAGAAGCTAGACCAAATCAATGCTGAGATTAACGAGAACTTCCAAGAGGAAGCGATTGCTCGTGATATCTATGATGAAGAGTACGACAGAACATCTATTAACGACATCCTAGTGCGTGACACATACATCAAGATTGATGATGAGTTAATGCGCTATGTTGTAGTAGGCAATGAGATTATCTATCGTGAGAAGGCTGATGTAATCCCATTCGCTTGTATCACACCAATGATTATGCCTCATCGTCATATTGGTCGTTCATACGCTGACTTGACTATGGACATCCAGTTGATTAAGTCAACACTGATTCGTGGTCAGCTAGACAATATGTATTTGTCTAACAATGGTCGCTATGCTATCTCCGACAGAGTAAACCTAGACGATATGTTGACATCACGCCCAGGCGGCATTGTGCGTGTAGAAGGTGACCCAGGCTCAGCGATATTCCCATTGAGCCATCCTGCTTTCCCACCAACCTCATTTACGATGGTTGAGTACATGGATAGCATGAAGGAGAAACGCACAGGCGTTACTGCATACAATCAAGGATTAGATGCTAATAGCTTGAACAAGACTGCTACAGGCATGAACTTGATACAGAATGCTACACAAGAGCGTTTAGCTTTAGTAGCTCGTACATTTGCAGAAACAGGCGTTAAAGACTTATTCTGGTTGGTGCATCGTTTAGTACGCACCAATCAAAATAAACCTGACATGGTGCGCTTGCGTAACAAGTGGGTAGAAGTTGACCCAAGAGAATGGAAAGCTCGTAATGACTTATCTATCGCTGTAGGCTTAGGCGCAGGCAACAAAGACCAACAGATGATGCACTTGAATAATATCTTACAGATGCAGAAGGAAGCAATCCAAGTAGGATTGACTGACCCATCTAAGATATACAATGCGTTAGCTAAGTTGACTATGAACGCAGGCTTCAAGAATCCTGAAGAGTTCTGGACTAATCCTATGGAGAATCCAATGCCTCAGCAAGAGCCACAACCTGACCCTGCACAGCAAGTGTTAGAAGGTCAGTTAGCTATCGAGCAAGCTAAAGCGCAAGCACAGTTAGAGCAAGAGCGTGTACGCAGTGAGAATGACATCATTATCGAGCGTGAGAAGATTGCAGCTCAGATGGAGTTAGAGCGCTTCAAAGCACAGTTAAAGGCTGAAACAGACTTAGCTATCGCTCAGATTAAAGCTCAGATGGATGCTGAGAAACAAATAGCACAGGTAAACCAATTCGGAGGTATGTATGGCGGATAGATTAGCAGAGGCAGGCGCAGTACAAACAGGCGTAGCATCTACACAACCAGCTAATACAGTATCACGCTTAGGCGGTGCAGGTGCTATTGAATCAAACATCATTGATTACAAGACCCAATATACAGAGAAGGTAAGTGGATTAACTGCCAAGGGTCGTTGGATTAACAAGGCATTAGGATATATTTAATTGGATAAACAACTAACTGAAGTATTGCGTGGTGAAGAAGCTGCAAAGGTTTTAGAGAGTCCTGCTTATAAGGAAGCTATAGAGAAGGTTAGAGCGGGTATTATCGCTAACATGGCATCTAGCCCTTTAGGTGATGAGAAAACGCATAATAAGCTAGTTATTGCGCTTCAAACGCTAAATCAAATTGAGAAACAACTGCAAGAAGTGATGACGACAGGTAAGTTGGCAGCCATGCAACAAGAAACTGTACTGCAAAAAGCAGCGAAATTTATAAGGAGGTAGTATGGGATTGCTTGACTTGATATATGGCATTCAAGGACAGCCGCAGTCAGGCGGATTGCTATACATGGACTATCCAAATCCTTATGGACTAAGAGCATATCCCACTAAAGATGGATATGGTGGCGAGATGTTACCTAAATCTGTGGGTTGGCTAGGGCTGCTAGAAGGCGCTGGAAAGTTAAAAGGAAGCAAGGTTACAGAGTTCTCATGGGATGATGCTAAAGGTAGCTTCCCATCAGTAGTGCCTACTCTAACTGAAGTAGAGCGTGAAAATGTACGCAGAGGAATTGTAACAAACGAAATGTATAAGAAAGCACAGGAATACAGAGATTTAATGCAATCTCAAGGACTGTCCCCTTTCTACAATACATTTAATTACGGTAAATAAAGGATTCAGGTAAGAGCAAGCCTGAGTACACCCTAGTGGTGTTTATTGCTCGATTATAGGAGTAACACAATGAGTGACCAAGCCCCAGCGCAGTCAATCGAAAGTCGTTTAATGGCGTTCGTTGATGCAGAAGATGATGCGCCATTAAATCTTGACGCAGAAGAGCAACCAGAGGTAGAGGCTATCGAAACCAATCCTGATGAACAGGTAGAGGAAGAAGTAGCAGAAGAAGAACAAGTCGAAGAACCTGAAGAAGAAGGCGAAGAAGAGGCTTCCGCAGAGGAACAACCAATTAAGAGCTTGAAGCTAAAGGTAAACGGTGAGGAAATCGAGAAACCTCTTGAGGAAGTAATTGCCCTTGCACAGCAAGGTGCAGACTACACACAAAAGACGCAGCAAGTTGCAGAACAACGTAAGGCGTTGGAAGCACAAGAGCAGGCACTCCAAGCCCAAGCTCAACTGTTACAACAACAAGCGGAGTTGCAAAGTGCGTTGATTGGTGATGTTGCTAAGCTCACAGCCATAGACCAACAGTTGGAGGCATATGCTAAGGTTAATTGGCAAGAGTTGTCAGATAATGACTTTGTGGAAGCCCAAAAGCTGTTCTTTACATACAATCAGCTTCAACAGCAACGTGGCGCTATAGCCCAAGACCTTGAAGCCAAGCAGACAGCCATGATGCAAGCTAAACAACAAGAGCTTGCTCAGCGCATTGAGAAAGGTAAAGAAGTATTAGCTAAAGAGATACCTAATTGGAGTCGAGAGACTAGCCAAGCAATTATCTCCGTAGGCAAGGAATATGGATTTACTGAGGATGAGTTAAGTCAAGTATATGACCCTCGTCACGTCAAAGTGCTACATGATGCTATGCAGTGGCGCAAGTTACAATCGAATCCAACTGTGAAGAACAAAGTATCGCAAGCAAAGCCTGTAGTGAAGCCAGGTGCTAAGGATACAAAAGCGAACGTTGACAGCGCTCAACGCAAGCAATTAAGAGATAATCTGCGTAAGTCTGGCAAATCAGATGTCGCAGCTAAACTAATAGAACAAATGCTATAAAGGAAAATAAAAATGACTATTGCAGCAACCAATACCTATAACGGCAAGGGTATTGCCGAATCTTTTGAAGATATCATCTTCGACATCAGCCCAGAGGATACCCCACTGCTCTCTATGGCTAAACGTATGACCGCTGGTCAAACTTACCATCAATGGCAAACAGATGCACTAGCAGCCGCTGGTGACAACCGTACGCTTGAAGGTGATGACAGCACATTCGCAACATTGTCCCCAACTACAGTTTTGGGTAACTACTGCCAAATCTCTCAAAAGACAGTTAAGATTTCTAATACATACGATGTAGTTCGTAAGTATGGTCGTAAATCTGAAGTTGCTTATCAGTTGATGAAAGCTGGTAAAGAGTTGAAGCGTGACATGGAATACGCTTTGGTTCGTAACCAAGCATCTAGCGCTGGTAGCATTGGCGCAGCACGTTCATCTGCTGGTATGGAATCTTGGATTTCTGGCAACCGTGTTTTGGCAACAGGCACAACTGCTGGTACAACTCCAGGCTTCTCTAACGGTGTAGTTGCAGCTCCTGTAGATGGTACAGCAGCAACATTCGTTGAAGCTGACTTGAAAACAGCATTGCAATTAGCATGGACAGACGGTGGTGAGCCATCTGTTATTTTGATGTCTGCTAAGAACAAAGCATGGTTCTCTGGCTTTGCAGGTATCGCAACTAAGTTCAACAACGTAGCTGGTACAAACCAAGCTACTATTACTGGCGCTGCTGATGTTTATGTATCTGACTTCGGCAACCACACAGTTAAACTTGACCGCTTCATGCGTGACCAAGCTGTATTGTGTATCGACCCAGCTTACGTTGGCTTGGCTTCCTTGCGTCCAATGAGCAAGGTTGAGTTGGCTAAGACTGGTGACAACACATCATGGTTAATCAATGCAGAATACGCATTGGTTGTTCAAAACCCTGATGCACACGCTAAAGTTCAAAACTTAGGCGCTTAGTAAACTAAGGAAGGGGGGTGGGCAACTGCCCCCTTTTTAAACTATGTCAATATTATTTGATTACGACCCATTAACAGGGATTAAGCAACACTTCGACTTTGACCCTGTGACAGAAGAAATACGTTTAACAACAACACAAAACTTGGATGCGTTCTTCGAGGAAGTCAAGCGTAAGCGTGAGAATCCTGAAGAATGGAAAAAAGGCGTTAAGAATGAGTGGGCGCATTATGCTACAATTCCACCTGTTTACGAACAGAAGCTGAAACAAGAGGGTATAGATATATACAATCCTAATCAGACTAAGGAATTGATAAACGCAATAAACACACGATACCCCGAACTCAAGGTGACTAACGCACATCATGGATACAAATGAACTTAAGAATTGTCAATTAGCAATTCACGAATTAGTAGAGGCTCAGGATTACGAATCAGCAATGCCACTGATTTACTCAGTGCTTGACGAATATCCTGACGATGGTGCAACGCTACACTTCCTAGGCTATATATGGCTGATGACAGGAAAGGAAGCATTTGCATACCAATTATTTAGACGAGCTTTACAAGAAGCTCCTAACAATAAGGCTGTATGGTGTTCTCTTGGTAGAGCTTGCCACGAGATGGGTAAATATGACCAAGCAATGATGGCTTTCATGAAGTCAGCATCTATTGACCCGAACTATGCGCTTGCATATTCTAATGCCGCAGCCACCCTTATTCAGACGTCAGACTGGGATAGAGCTAAACAATCCTGTGAGCTGGCAATAGAGAACGACCCTAACGATTTAAATGCTTACCTGAATCTAGCGCACTGCTATCTTGCTAAAGGCGAGTGGGAGCAAGGCTGGATTGAATGGGAGAAGTCACTAGGCTCTCGCTTCCGTAAAGAATGGTCTTACGGCAATGAAAAGAGATGGGATGGCGAGAAGGTAGATAAGCTAGTTATCTATGGTGAGCAAGGATTAGGTGACGAGATATTCTACGGCACTTGCATCAACAAGGCTATTGAGTCTGTTGGCAAGGTTTACATAGATTGTGACCCTAAGTTAGAGGGATTATTTAGACGCAGTTTTCCAAAGGCGGAAGTATATGGAACTAGACTTACTGAACAGCCCGAATGGTTGGATGGTATTCAATTCGATTCCCGATGCTCCATGGGGTCTTTACCTAGATTCTTCTGCAAAGATGCTAGAGGGTTTCCTAACACTCCTTTCTTGGTAGCTGACCCTGATAGACGAGTAATGTGGAAAGCGCTGTTTGATACATGGCGCAAGAATGGTAAGAAAGTAATAGGCTTCACATCACATGGTGGAACTAAGCTGACGAATCAGAGTGGTAGACAGTTATCTCATGATGACTTATCTCCATTGTTCTATCAAGATGCTGAGTTTGTATGCTTAGACTATAAGCCAACAAGCAAGATTGAAGGTGTGCATTACTTCCCATTTGCCACACAATCGCAAGATTATGATGATACAGCAGCGTTAATCGCTGAGTTAGACTGCGTTATAGGCGTGAATACAACAGCTTTACACTGTGCCGCAGGGTTAGGTGTCAAGACTATCTGCTTAGTGCCTAAATATCATCAATGGCGCTATGCACAACCATCAATGCCTTGGTATCGCACTATGCAATTAGTGTACCAAGAAGACATGACATGGGAAGACACAGTTAGAAAAGCAGTCGAGAGGCTGTAATGGGCTGGGGTGATGCACTCATGGCTTGTGGTGAAGCTAAGAAAATTCACCAAGATACAGGTCGCAAGGTAAAGATAGGCGATAAGCGCACTTTATTTCACGAAGTTGAGATATTTGCTAACAATCCTTATATGTGCAGTCGTATAGATGAGGATGGAATTTGGCTCGCTAACTATATCGGCAACAGACCTTACATCAAAAGTGTAAAGAATGGTCGTATGGTCTTCAATAAAGACTATAAACCTATAGCTGGTGAGCTATTTTTTACTGATAAAGAGCTGAAATGGGCTGATGAACACGCTCCTAAAGGTGATTTCATCATTATAGAGCCGAATGTTAAGAAAGATTACAAGCATACGGTCAATAAAGCGTGGCATTACTGGGAAGATTTAGTCAAACATGACTATCCGTTCTACCAAATGGGCTACAAGCTAGAAAATGCCATCACAAATCACATTGTGACAGAGGATTTTCGCAAAGCACTGCTGATTTTGAGTAAAGCCAAGCTATATGTTGGCACTGACGGTGGGTTACATCACGCTGCGGCTGCATTAAACATACCTGCTGTAGTGATATGGACAGGATTTACTAGCCCTGAGTTCCTTGGTTACGATAATCACACGAATATATGGGATGGTGGCGAGGCTTGTGGCACGATTAGTGGCGTATGTCCACATTGTGTAAGAAACTCTCGTAATATCATTTTAGAGCGAGTTTTAGATGCAGTTGATACTGAGTGGCATAGAGCGCAGAGATAATGCGTTAAAACGCTTTTCTGAGCATTCTAAAGGCACTTTGACACAGTATTGGGATGGTGAATCAATCCCTGT